ACGGAAGAACCTACCGATATGGGTATGGACACTCCTCCACCAGCCGCACCACCAGCTGAACCAACAACTCCACCTGCAATGGGAGCTGAAGAAATGCCTCCTATGGGTGGTGAAGAAATGCCTGAGATGGGTGGTGAAGAAATGCCTCCTATGGGTGGTGAAGAAACACCTGAAGAACCTGCAATGGATATGGCACCTGGAGACGCCCCTATGTTAGACACAACTGACGAAATGGGTGACGATGAAGAAGGAGGGTCAAGTAATTTAAAACTAATTCAAAAACTTACCGGTAAATTAAGTCAAAAATTGAGAATGTTTGACAAAGATAAAGGTTTGGACTCACAAGATATCAAATACGTGATGAATTCAATTATTTCAGCGATTGACTTAGGTAAGTTGGATGATGATGACAGAGAAGATATTGTTGATAAATTAGAAGGATTTGATGAATATGGTAAAGAAGGTGAAGGGGAATTAGATTTTAAAGGTGAAGAAGATTTTAATATGGATGATGATTTAGATATGGGTGGTGAAGAAATTCCTACTGACGATACTGAAGAAATCGCACCAGCACCTGAAGCAACTGAAGGGTATCAAAATGTTATGGATTCTATTTTTGGTGAATCTAAAGTTGAAAAAGTACTTTCTAACTATTTTAAAATTGAATCATCAGAAAAACCTATTATTGAAAATAAAAATAAGTTAGATTTTCTAAAACAAAAAATTAACAAGATTTCACAAAAAGAAGAAGTTTTAAGATTGTCAGTTAGCGAAAGTCAAACAAAAAAATCATTAGTTCTTTTAGAAGATTATAGTAATTCTAAATTTATAGGTAAAACTAACAAGAATAATTTAGTTTTTAAAATTAACGGTAAAGAAGTTAAAGTAACACCAAAAGGTCAAACTTTATGAATTTAATTTTTATAAACGAACTAGGTCCAAATTTTAGAGGAGATAATATATACGAATTTATCTTTTCAGACATAGATGACGTTTATGGTGAAGACTGGGATAGTGAGACGGCAAACGGAAAACCAACACCACCTCATGTTGAATTTATCAAAAGGGTTGGTGTTTTAAAAAACTCCGAAATTGAATTAGAGTTAATACAAAACTCTGATTTTTTTGGGATGTATGATGCGGTTGATGGTGTAATTGCTTTAGGTTGGGAAAAACCTGATAATTACGAAGGAAAAAGATTAGTGTTTCATTTTGGAGACGAATTAGAAACGGTTGAAAATAAATTATACGAGAAAGACATCGTATTAAAATGGGAAAAAAATTTAGTTAGTGATGAAAAATATGAATCCTAAAATAGTTAGACTTTTACACGAAGGTCTTTCAATTAATACTTTGGAAAACCTATCTAAAGAACAAGTTAATGTGTTATATTCTAAAATTGTAAATGAGCAACCAAAACCTGTTGAAAAAACAGTGACTTCTAAGGTTATTGAATTACCATCAGGAGCAAAAACTGCAATTGCAGGTTCAACAGTAACTAATCAAGGAGGTAAAACTGTTATCACTACAACACCAACTGAAGGTGAGTTAGAAGAAGATGAAGAATTCGATTCTATGGATGTTAAAAAAGGTGAAGATGACCAAGACCCAATTCAAAAACAAGGACCTGATGGAATGGGTGAAGGATATATTTCTGAAAAGGCGGTATCTAAACAACAACAAAAAATTATGGGTTTAGCTCTTTCAGTTAAAAAAGGAGATACACCAAAATCTAAAGTTTCAAAATCAGTTCAAAAAATGGCAAAAGAAATGTCTAAAAAAGATTTAACTGATTTTGCATCAACAAAACACAAAGGGTTACCTAAAACAGTAGAGGAAAAAGAAGTCGAGAAATTGGAAGAAAGTATTTTAAGAATCATCGAAAACCATTTACCTCCTCATACTACAAAAGGTGAATTATTAAACTATATTAGAAGAAACGCCTAATGAATGTCGTTATCAAAAGAACAAATATTACTGGAGTATGCTAAATGTGTAAATGATACACCATACGCACTTAGAACATATTTACAAACATACGATAACACACAATCCCAATACGTTCCGTTAGAATTATTTAATGACCAAGTAACTTTGGTTAAAGATTACGACACTTGTGAAGAAAATATCGCATTAAAGTATCGTCAGGCTGGTGTATCTACAGTTACATCTGCTTGGGCATCAAAAAGATTGGTGTTTGCTAAAAAATCAAAACCTGAAAAAATCCTAATTATTGCAAACAAACTTGACACTGCCGTGGAAATGGCAAACAAAGTTCGCGCGTTTGTTGAGCAATGGCCTAGTTGGTTAGGTGTAGGGTTTTCACCTGATAAAAATGCAGCAAGACACTTCAAGTTAACGAATGGTTGTGAGGTAAAGGCGGTTGCAACCTCAAAAGATGCTTTACGTGGGTATACACCTACCATCCTTATATTTGATGAGGCGGCGTATATTGATGCCGATGAGGACTTCTGGTCAGCATGTATGGCGTCCCTTTCAACAGGAGGTAAAGTTATTGTAATTTCAACACCAAATGGATTTGACCCAATTTATTATTCAATCTATAGTCAAGCGATTAAAGGTATGAATGATTTTAGAATCACTGAGATGTATTGGTTTAGAGACCCAAGATATTCTAAAGATTTAAAATTAATAAAATGTGAGGATATTATCCATTACATGTTAAATAGAGGTGATTATAAGGATGAAGAAATTATAATAGATTATTCTAATATTAAAGTTTCTGACCGAGATTTTGAAGAAATTAAACAAAAAATAGATAAAGGTTATAAACCATATTCTTCATGGTTTGAGGCTATGTCAAAAAAATTAAAATTTGACAAACGAAAAATTTCACAAGAGCTAGAGTGTAACTTCTTGGGTTCAGGAGATAACGTAATTCCACCTGAGACAATGAAAACCATTAAAGAAAAGTTTATTAGGGAACCTGAAAATAAATTTATGGGTGGTGTGTTATGGCAATGGAAAGAACCAATTGCAGGACACAGATACATTATGGGTATTGATGTTTCTCGTGGTGATAGTGAAGATTTTACAACATTTACCATAATAGACTTTGATGATAGAGAACAAGTATTAGAATATATTGCAAAAGTTCCACCTGATATTGTTGCAGAAATCGCCTTTAAATGGGCTACGATGTATAATGCGTTTATTGTTACCGATATTACCGGTGGTATGGGGGTTGCAACCTCTCGTAAACTACAAGAGTTAGGTTATAAAAACCTTTATGTTGATGGTGTAAATCCCGCCGATAAATGGAAGTGGGACCCTAAGGCAAATGATAAAATACCGGGGATTAACTTTAACTCAAAAAGAATTTTAATTGTCCAAGCATTTGAAGAGGCATTACGTTTTGGTTTTGCTGTTAGGTCACAGAGATTATTTAACGAATTAAATACGTTTGTTTATGTGAATGGTAGACCTGACCATCAAAAAGGACAACATGACGACTTAATAATGGCTATGGCTATGGCGATATATGTCGGGGAATCTTCTTTTGCCCAATTAGAAAAGGCAACAGAACAAGCAAAGGCGATGATTGAATCTTGGACTACCGAAAAACGTGACTTTAAAGATTCATCACAGAATTTTAATCCGGGTTTACCTGTTGATATGTATAATCAGTATAGGACTGGGTCATCTCAAGTAACAAGAAGTGATTATGAAAAGTATTTATGGTTATTCGGTGGTAGAAGAGTTTAGTTTATTACTGATGAACCTATTATTTATATAAAAAAAACTATGGCAGAACAAAAATATACAGTTTGGCAAAGATTAAGTAAGGTTTTTGGACCTACAGCCACATTGGACCAGCAATCTCCTGTTTTTAAATTTGATAAAAAAGAATTACTTAAAACAACTAGTAAAGCTGAATTTGAAAAAGAAAAACTACAGGCACAACAAACTATGTACATTGGTAAACAATGGCAAAAAGTTGAAAGTAACTTATACACTCAGGCAGTATATTATGAACCAACAAGAATGGCTTCATATTATGATTATGAATCAATGGAGTATACTCCTGAAATTTCTGCCGCTTTAGACATATATGCTGAAGAATCTACCACACCAGATAAAGATGGTCATATATTACAAATTTATTCAGAATCAAAAAGAATAAAATCAGTATTAGCCGATTTATTCAACAATAGATTAGACATCAATACCAATTTACCTATGTGGACAAGAAACACATGTAAATTTGGGGATAACTTTGTTTACTTGAAATTGGAC